CGTAGGTGACTGTATGCTTAACGTCCTGTTAGGACTCTCTGTAGAGACTGCTTGGGTTAAAACCAATGCAGAAGGATGGCCTAGTGCCCTCCTGTTTCTCGTTCAGAAGCCGGAAGGTTCAGGATATCCAAAGGATGTCCTATTGCGGGTATCTAAAATTGCCCGTGCCATTCGGTTGACCGAAGTCACCAAACGTCAGGTGGACAAGGTCGTCAGCGCAGCCACTAGTCCTTTTAACGGGACTGAAGATGGTTTAGAGCTTTTGTCTCAGATGATAAATCTGGGTATAACGACCGCGAAGATCCCCATGGCCGGCTTATTAGGCCGACCCGTGGCCCCGGCACCAAGAAGTCCCAAGCACATTGCTCGGTGTACAACGAGGTACCTAACCACTCAAACGAGGGGGTTGGTCGAAACAACGGTGGATCCTCCAGTTTTGGAGGCACTGGAAACAGTGATGAAAACACCGGAGCTCTACAACCTGCCCTATTGGAAAGAGTCCTTCCACCCTTTAAGTCCACGATATCTCAATGAGATGTTCGAGACTTGGCAGGGGACGGAAACAGACACAAACGTTGGAGTGATCCACGCGACCCAAGAGGGTGCGGGCAAGCTACGTATGTACGCAGCCCCTCTCTCTATTGTCCAGTGTCTGCTCTATCCAATCCATAAATGGATTGATAGAATACGGAAAACTCTCGTCTCTGATTGTACTTACAATCAACTCGCCGGAGCCCTCTGGGCCCAGGAAGAATTAAGACAGGGTAAAACCGTATATTCCGTTGACCTTACGACTGCAACATGTCGGTTTCCTTTGAAACCACAGTTAGACATGCTTAAAGTCTTAGGTCTGGACACCGTATTCCTTGAAGCCCTGGAATGGGCTTGTACAGGAATTTGGGATGTAGGAGAGGAATTGTTTCCAATGTTCCCTTCTACTATAGCATGGAAGACTGGACAACCCTTAGGGATTGCTCCATCCATGTCTATGTTCTCAACAGCCCACAATCTTCTACTTCTCGGCATCAGTCGAGCTGTAGGAGCTCCCCTTAATTGCTTTCGCGTTCTTGGGGATGACGTGGTGATCACAGACTACGGAGTCTATTGTGAGTACCTACGTATTATGGGCATGTGTGACGTACCTATCAGTACAAACAAATCACACATCTCCGACCAGTTCGCGGAGTTCGCCGG